AATGGTTTAATATCTTTGGAGAACGATGACTTTACTGACGACGTCCCACAGGTACCGAGAATTGTAGCGATTAACTATAACGTCCTTCGTATCATGAGTGGTATGGGTGGTCTTGCTTACTCTAATTAAATGCTAATCACCTTTATTTGTTTGTTTTCCTAAATTTATTTTCTTGCTATATAGTATATGGGAGGAGGATTAATGCAATTAGTAGCTTATGGCGCACAAGATGTTTACCTAACTGGTAATCCTCAAATTACGTTCTTTAAGGTGGTCTACCGCAGACACACTAACTTCTCCATGGAATGTATCCAGCAGACATGGAGTGGGTCGGAAATAGCCGATGGCAGATGTGTGGCTACTATTTCCCGTAATGGTGATTTAGTTCATAAAATGTACCTTCAGATAGACACTGGTAATACTAATTATTTCAAATCAATTTCGGATCTTATTGATGAGGTTGAAGTTGAAATTGGTGGCCAGTCGATTGACAAACAGAGTGGTGCTTTTATGCAGGCGTGGAATGAACTTACGCACACCTGTGGTATTGATGAGAACGCTAAGGTAGAAGGAACTTTGTTCCAGAAAATGTCTGGTAGCGGTGATTTTCAAAATCAATCAAGGTTTATTCCACTAAATTTCTGGTTCTGTAAAAACGCTGGTTTGGCGCTTCCTCTTATCGCCCTCCAGTATCACGAAGTTAAGGTTATTTTAAAACATACTTTAACTACTGCTTATGGCGATAATGATGTTAACCGCAACACCCTATGGGTCGACTATATCTACCTAGATACCGACGAGCGCAGACGTTTCGCACAGGTTTCGCACGAATACCTTATTGAGCAGGTCCAGGAGCAGACCCTCCGGACAGGAGATGGTGATCACGATTTACATTTTAACCACCCGGTAAAGGAACTCATCTGGTTTGCTACGACGGGCTCAGTTGGGGGGACGGATCCCAATATCACACTACCTGTTGTTGAACATGGCGATCTCGCAGCAGCGACATACACCCTAAAGCTTAATGGGCATGATAGGTTTAGTACCAGACCTCACACCTATTTCTCGCGTGTGCAGGTATACCAGCACCACAGTGGTGATGGCGGTGATAATAGTTTTTATAAGGTTGCCGAGAACGCGCTCGAGCAGGGATATTCCGGCGAGGACGTCCAAAATTTAATGGGACTAATCTCTGATAGTATTTGTGTGTATTCTTTTGCTCTTAACCCTGAAGAACACCAGCCATCTGGTACGTGTAACTTTTCGAGAATAGACACAGCCGTGTTAAACACAAGCGCAGCAGTTGTCGTTAATGCTCAGAATGGTTTAATATCTTTGGAGAACGATGACTTTACTGACGACGTCCCACAGGTACCGAGAATTGTAGCGATTAACTATAACGTCCTTCGTATCATGAGTGGTATGGGTGGTCTTGCTTACTCTAATTAAATGCTAATCACCTTTATAATGGTAATCGATATTATTTAAAAATAATTTGAGTAGAATAAATAATTGTTTAGGATGACGGATATAGATCTTATAGGAAAGCAAATAGATGAAACGAGACATCTACTTTTAGATAACACAAATAAACTTATTGAAAGAGATTCTCATTTAGATGATATAGAGAGACAGACAGCTAATCTGGAACTAAATTCATATAGATTCAAAAAACAAACGAAAACACTTAAGACTAAAATGATTTTAAATCATTACTTATATACGATCTGTGTTATAGTAAGTATAATCTTTATGATTTGTATTATATTACTTATTAATAAATAGTTTAAACACTATATTTCTATATCTTATAGATGGAATCAGTTAATACCTTTATGAAAACTCTTAATATCTTTCTGGTATATTTGAGAATGTTTATTGGAAATAGTTTTATATTTCTTACGAATAAATTGTATCTTGCACCAATTAAAATTCTACCGACTAAAATTAGAAAGGTTTCCTTTTCAATTGAACCGACTGATACTGTTAGTGTTATGAGTTATAATATTCACACTGGACGAGACCATATTTATAGAAATAGTCTAGATAAAATCATCGCCGACATTGAGATGAACCGTCAATCCGTTTTGTGTCTACAAGAATTAACGATCGAATTATATACACATTGTAAGGATTCATTGGGTTATGAATATGGTTATTATGACCATAATAAATGTATTCTGAGCGATTTCCCAATTATCGATCGCGATATTCATTTCTTTAATACAGCATATCTCGATAGTCGAACAAGTCTAATTTCAGTGTGTCTTCAACATGGAGAAGAACAGGTCTGTGTTATTAATACACTCTTCTCATATGATATAACTTTATTGGCACAGATGGCTGAATTAAAGGAATTACAACACTATATCGAAGGAAAACAACTATATACGGATAAATTGGTTGTAATTGGTGATTTTAATTTATCGAATCTATCGATGTGTAAGTTTAAGTCGGATCTTGCCAAAGTGTTGAAATTAGATGAAGTCCTATTAGAGGAGACCTATCCGAGTTTGTTTCCAATAATGCCAATTGATAAATGTTTTACTACAAATATGACTGTAACAAAATCTGCGGTTATTCAAACATATAATAGTACACATTGTCCTATCTGCATTGAATTTTAAATTACTTTTTTATATTTTTGTCTTTCTACTTATATTTTTTTTTCATTAAGGGTCATTAGTATAATGGTTAGTATTGTTGCTTTCCAAGCAATAGGTTGGGGTTCGATTCCCCGATGACTCAAATTAATATTAACGAAATAGAAATTATTATATTTCGTTATATTATAACAATGTTTGGTATGAGTATGAAAAAAATGATGGGTGGTAAATGTGGTGGTAAAAAGCACTATGGTGGTGGTAAATATCCTAAAGTTATGAAACATATGACCAAGGGTGGCATGAAACGTAAGATGTCGAAAGGTGGCATGAAACGTAAGATGTCGAAAGGTGGCATGAAACGTAAGATGTCGAAAGGTGGCATGAAACGTAAGTCTATGAAGAAGGTGAAAAGTAAGTCGGCCAAGGCTCGCCGTAACACTAAAAAAATGCGTAGATACTAAGCGTTGATTTTATTTAGTTTGTTTTTATTTGTTTAATTCTAATATTTTTAATAATTAAAAATATTAATCTATCAATGTTATCTAAAAAAATATTTATAAAAAAGTTCAAAGAAAATTTAACAGCTGTAGTTAAAGGGTATTTAACTAGAAAATATAGTCGGGATGTTCCGATTAATGAAAAATGTATCGATTGTGATCATAGTATCTGTGGTATTATACATCGAAAGGAAGAAATCGAAAATAATTTCCATTTAATAATTTTTAAATCCGATAATAATCTGGATAATAAAGGGAGTACTAGTTTGTGCTTTGACCCTATTTCTACGAGTATTGCAATCAATGAACGACATTATTGTTTTCGTTGTTCAAAAAAATTGGGACACTCTAATGACTGTCCTATTTGTCTTGAACCGATTCAAGAAAATATTTCGACGAAATGTAATCATAACTTTTGTTTAAAATGTATCATTAATTGGATACAAATGGATAATTCTAGAAATATTTTATTTCAAGCTGTCTGTCCTATCTGTAAATCTATTATATAGTTATAGGGAAATCGAATTTACAAAAAAAAATGATTAGGTAGTCTTATAGAGAGAATCGTCCGAATCGGAACTAATATCGATGAGAGAACTTTACAAGGTTTTTGTATTTGAAACGAGAGTTCTCTTGATTTAGTTTTCTTTTTCTAAATGTTTTATAGCTATCGATTGTAATTCTGGCATAATATGTATTTTTATACAATTCTATCTTTATTGAAAATTTACATTCCTCTTGTATTTTATATGTTCCCTTACTATTTCTCTTAGTTATCAGGGCTAACCCATACTGGTTGGGTTTTAGTAAAGTCCAATCCGCATTCGATTCTATAAATTCATCGATTTCATACTGCGAATCATACATTATACTCTTCAGTGTATGTTTCGGTACTCGTGGATCTTCGTCAAAATCAATCATTATATAGATGTCTTCTTCTTCTCTTGGTTTTTCTACAGACACTATACATTTTCTACACTCTGGACAGGAACTCTTTTCAAGTAACCAATACGTTATACAGTTATTATGAAAGGTGTGTCCACATTCTAATTGAAAGGGTTCAGAGACCTTTTCGAGACAGATACTACAATCCGACATGATTCTGGTTGTGTAATCCAAAATGTCTTTTTAAATTATTCAATTTTTATGATGGAGCCAAACCGCTCGTTATAGTTGCTGGATTAGAACCACGTTGTTCTTCTGGTAAGATCATATCATCGAGAGAACTACCAGGTCCAACTAGAGGTAAACAAATATCACGTTCTATTTTAAATTCACAAAGAATTGGTCCATCTTTATAATTAACAAATGTTTCGATCGTTTCAGTCAGTTCTGACCGATTCTTACAGGAAAGAGAGGGAATCCCAAAGGACTCGGCCAATTGAGTATAACTTGGATTATTATTATTAATCGTCGCGGTATTTCTACCTTCGAAAAACAAATCCTCCCAAACAGTAACCATCATTTGTGCACTATTATTCATTATAGCAATTTTAATCGGAAGGTTATATTCTTTAATCGTTTTTAGATCCGAAAGACTCATATTAAAACTGGAATCCCCATCAATTAGAATAACCATCTCGGTCGGATTCGCAATTTGGACACCGATCGCATAAGGAAGACCTACTCCCATCACACCTAATGACCCTGAGGAAATAATTTTCTTTGGATATTGTGATTTAATAAATTGATAGGTTTGCATCTGATGATTTCCGACACCTGTTGTAAATGTTACTTTCTTTTTTTTTGTAGCATTATTAAACTCATTTATGACATCTTCCATATGTAATTTTTTTTCATCGGTTTTTAGAACAAACGGGAAGTTTTGTTTAAGATTTTGGATAATTTTCATCCATTCTGTTTTTTTATTATAGTTAATACTTGGTAATAGTTTCTTCAAAAATTCATTACAATCCATCTCAAAATTAAAATCCGATTTTACAACAAAATCTAATTCGGATTCTTCGATATTAACATGAATTATACCTCCTCGGTTTTCCTTCGAGGCCTTGAAAGCTTCTGGCGCATACTCACTAATTTTTCCTGTCGTTCTATCATCAAACCTTGACCCCAATGCGATAATCAAATCGGCTTGCTGAATCGCATAATTCGCCGCAGCACTACCATGCATACCACACCATCGCAAAGATAACTCACTATTTTCATCATAAATACCACAACCATGGATCGTCGAAGTGACTGGGATATTCGATTTATTCACAAAATCACGAAGCGCCTTCGAAGCTTCACTACAACCCTTACCAACAATAATAATGGGTTTCTTACTACTATTAATTAGAGCTGCTACACCACGAATTTGCGATATAAGTGAATCCTTTTGAATTTTAGTAATCGGAGTAGGCGTGTCCCACTTTGACTGTGTATAATTATTAATAGAATGTTTGGGATTATACTCTTGATAAGAAACACATTTGGGAATATCAATATGTACTGGTCCCTTTTTTTTATCATTCGCAATACGAAAGGCTTCATTCACGACATATTCCATTTCATGTATATCTGTAATCTGATAAGACCATTTAGTTACGTTTTTCGTTAGTTCTACTGCTGGTGCTTCTTGAAAGGAATTTTGTCCTTGTGCTTCTTGAGAAACTTGTCCACTAAAAACGACCAATGGGGTAGAATCATTTTTAGCATCAAGAAGTGGTGTAATCATATTTGTAATACCTGGACCACTCGTTACCATACAGACTCCCGTTTTATTCGAGGATTTTGCATACCCTGTAGCAGAATGTCCCGTATTCTGTTCATGGGTATTAATAAAATAATTGATGTCAGAATTATATAATTTATCAATAAGTGGCATGACACTACCACCAGAATAAATAAAGACATCCTTTACCTTATTCTTGATTAAGGCTTTATAAATGATACTACCACCAGAATTGACCAGTTGTAGTAGTTTATTCGAAACCCGCATGTTTAAAAGTATTATTATAATATTATTAGATTTAAATCAATTTTTAACAAAAACAACCATTCTACCAGAACAAACAGAACATTCTCCGCTGATCATACCAACTCCTCTCGAAGTAACCTTTTGGGTTCTCTTCGCGAGTTTCATCACACGCGAACGCGTTTTTTTACCACTGGTTCTAAAACATTTCATACACAATGCTGATAATTTAGGATCTTTCATACGTTCCATAAGAGAAGCACTCGCACCCTTTTTAGACGATTTCACGGCCTTTTTCGAACGAACCTTGGATTTCTTCGGTTTCGTCGTTTTCTTCGTTAGTCTTTTTCCCTTCACTTTCAGTCTTTTGTTTGAGAGATTTTTACGCGCCATATAACAGTTACAATTATTTTTTTTCTGTAAGACCATTCTCTAAAATCATTTTATACATTAGTGCTAATGGTATTAGATCACGTATAACCTTATTATCATTCTCTATATTTTGTATTTCTCCTTCAATCGTCTCATCCGTTTTATCTTGAATTATACATTCCTCATTGAAACTCACTAACTTATATGTAATATTGTCTATCATATTATTAATTTCAAGTAGAGTTAATTCTGTTGCTTTATCCAGTTTCTCTCTCTTGTTAAGATTATTTAACATAGTATCAAAGGAACTCTGGAAACTTGCAAATTTCTGTTTTTCTATAATATAGAGTTCCATCTATTTATAATTTAGAAAATATTAATTTAAATATACCGCAAATTACTAATAGAATGCTCTATCCTGAATCTATACCGAAAAAATTTGAAGAAAGTTTGATTCATAAAAATATTATTAATAAATTAAAGAATCTTAAAGAGTTTCAGGAAAATATAATTTTATATGGACCAAATGGTACTGGAAAATATGTCTTAGCTCTAATGATGCTTGAAAATATTTTCGGCATGGAT